AAATAGTTATTGACTACAAAACCTTCAGGAATTACACCATTTGTTTTGATAGCATTGACATCGTTATCAGCCGTTCCAGTTCTGAAATCACTTTGTAACAATCGTGTTGCAACAAACTGAAGATCAGAAGGGACTATTAACTTTTTAGGTCGTGCTGCAATTTTAAGACCTCTTTCGTCAGTAAATTTACCAATTTGAATGATTGCATCTTCTAGTGATGTTTCGTTCAAATCAGCGCCTGTTACTGGTCGGTTAGAGTTCTTACCACCACTTACAAGAGGGTGTCCATCACCACCAGTGACTCCATCACCTGAAGCTGTGAATAAATTCACACCATCACCTGATTGGAAACTGTTAGTAAAACCATTGTTAAGTAGGTTAACTGCTTTAACCTGTTTTGTGTATGCCATTGCACGAGCAAGTGCCTTAGTATAACGAGCAGAAAGACTTACATATAAATTATCTTCCATAGCTTCTTCTGTAATACTAAAGCCCATAGCGATTGTTTCGTGCGTGTAGCGAGCCACAAAAGATTCTTGTGCAACATCATAACTGATAGCTGCTCCTTCATCTTTTACAGGTGCTGCACCAAATCCAGACAACTTCAATTCTTCTTCAAATGATCTTTCAGAATTTTCAGTTACATAGATTTCTTCGTGTTGATTTTCGTAGTTTGTATATTCATCTCCAAACAGAGCATTAAGTCCGGGGAGAAGCTGTTTGAGCTCTTGCGCTCTCGATATAGCTGCCATAATTTATTCCCCTTAACCGATACCAGTTGTATTCAACAACTGATGTCCTACGTTAAACATTACCAGTACGTCAGTAAAGCTATCACCTACTGCACTATCTGGACCATCAACAAAGTCAATAATCTTTAAAGGTAGTGTATTAGTAGTTGCTGCTGTACTTCCATCTACTGCGTTTTTGCTACGACCAAAAGCTGTTGATCCCGCAGTTTGCACTATAGCGACATTCTTACCAAGATCATCTTGGGTAAGAGCTTCGTCTGATTGCATTTGCATAATCAAGAATGGGTCAGAAGCGACATAAGCTACTATGTCATCTGCAGCAGTTGATGCTGGGAAGTAATTATTGGTTGTAAATTGTTTCGTTGTTGGATCAGTGTAAGCGCATCCAAGAAATACACCTATAGGAGTAGCAGAAGTAGTACCTGTATCCTTTTGAATAGTTGTATTTGGGTTATCGTCACCAAACTTTACAAAATCACCATAGAAAATTGATGTTCCAAAAGCGTTTTTAATTTTGTAGTGCGTAACCTTAGCATTGTATGCGCAAGACACTAATGACCCTGTAGGTGATGCTCCGTGAGGAGTTGCACTTGAAGCCATGATTGTCTCCTGTCGATACTATCGACATAATTAGTTTATGTTAAGACTTTATGAGTCTTTACCAAAGGATGTCCTCGTTTTTCTTTCAAATACGCCTTTAGGCATACGAGGATCATTGTCTTTAAAATAGATGTTATCTACTGATTCCATCTGTGTTTTTGCAATATTATTAAAATGATCGTTCCTTGCTTCCGCAATTTCTTGTGGCATTTTACATAATAATTGCCCACCAATTTCAATATTACCTTTCTTTGCCCAGTCAGAATTATGGTCCATCATTTGATTTTGCAGTTCAGGATGATCTTCTAATCTACTTGCTTCCCATCCTTCCCTAAATCTTCTTGATACATTAGTGTTATCAGTATTACCTAAAGTGGCAGTTCTGATCCATCTAAATACCCATCCTTCCTGTGGTGCAGGGTCTGGTAGATTTGTGGGATTTTCCCAACTTTGTACTCGTTGAGCAGCTTGTCTGCTGTCTAAAGCCCTTGGGCTACGCTCTTGTTTTTGAGACTTCTGATTAGAGCCTCCTGTCTTTTGAACAGTGTTATCTTGCTCTGACATCATGTCTCCTTCAATAATTGATTTGCGTATTGCTCTGGCGTTATCCCTAGTTGCCGAGCTAAGGCAACTTGAGTTTTCGTCAGTCGTATTTGCGTGGGTTTTTTGTTTCCGCTATCCCTCGTTGCGGATGCAACAACCGTTTGAGGTTGTCGTTTAGGTGTTTCTTTTTCAATGACCATTTCTGAATCATTGGTAGCTTGCACACCAAAAAAGCTTGGAAATTCTTTTCTCATTGCTTTGTCAACTTCAGCATAATACTCGTCTGATTTGGTTTCAGGAAGTATGCCTCTATTGCGAAGTCTTTGATCCATAGTTAAAGCATAAGATGTCATCTCTCTTTGAAATGGCTCTTGTCCCATAAACCAAGGATTACTGTTTGCCCACTTTTCCATATCTGGATCAAGCTGTCTTTGCGGGGCTTGTTCTGGTTGTTGTTCTACTTCTGGTAGATTAGCTACAATTTGACTTTGCACTTGTTGTGCAGTCTGTCCAGCTTGTTGTTCTGCCAGAGTTGCTTTTGAAAGAAGCTCTTGAGCCTTTGCCATACCATCGGCATCGCCTTCTTCATAAGCTTTTTTATATTGTTGTGTAGCACTTTGTTTAGCCCATAAAGCATTGTTATATGCTGTTTTGTTAAGGGCTTCACCGCCTTGTTCTACCATTTGCTGTAATCGCTGATTTTCTTGCATTACAGTCTGTAATCTTGTGGCTGCTTCTTTTGCTAACCTTTGTTGTGACTCTGCTTCTCTACGTTGTTCGTGATATTCATATTTGACTTGATTAATACGATCTGCAGCTCTCTGGCTATAATTAGCTATTTCACTATCAACATCATCATTATTTACATTTGATTCAGCAGTTTTTGACTTTTTAGGTTTACGATCTTCTTCTGGAACATCGTCTATTATTTCTACTTCTAATTTATCTGATGGATTAGTATTTATTTCTGTAGTCACACCAAAAAATTTATCTTCATTAGATGCAGAAGGTCCAGTTTCAATGGGTTCTTCATTTACAATTTCTGTTTCACTCATGCCCTTACCACTCCTGTAGGATCATCAACAACTGCTTCCACAGTATCATCGTTAATTAAACGAAACTCTTGTCCATACATTTTTATACGAGTGCCAGAATAAGCACGAAAAATAACCCAATCTCCAATTTTGCACCAAGGACCAGTTGGAAATCTGTTTTTCTCTTGATAACATTCTTTGCCCATTTTTAAAACATATCCACAAATATTAGATATTTCTTCATCTCTAATTGTTTGTGAAGCCTTGACTATACCACCTTTTGTTTTTTCATCTGCTTGTGGCATGGCTACAAGTATTTTCCAACCTTTAGGTTCTGGTAGCTGACTTTTAACATCATCAGTGACCACAGGTTTTTCAACACTATCTGGCTCTGGAATATTTTTTAAATCTTCTTCGCTCATATTGCACGACCTTTAGGAGTCGAGTTCCCTATTCTTGGATGTTTTTTTCCACCCAATCTAATAATTCACGTTCAGCTAAAGCCAAACCTTCTATTATTCCAGCCATTTTCTGATAGTCGCTGTAATCCTTACAAGCACCTGTAGAAATATGATCGGCATGTTGATTCATAATATTTCGCAAACGATTTTTCATAAACTCAGAAAGAGATGCTCTCTCCATCTTTACTGCTTGCTCTGCGATATTATTATTCATTCTTATTGCTATCTTTCGCTATTTCTATTCCTATGTCAAGTCCTTTTAAGTATTCTTTTCTTGCAGATTCGTTCTCTATTTGCTGATTCTCTAGCAAATCGCTAGCAACTCGCTGTCCTATGCTAGCTGCTGCCATATCCTCTTGAGATTGTATTCTTTCTTTTTCAATCAAATCTCTGTTCTTAGATTTCACAGCATCAAGTTGTAATCTTTGTTGACCCTCTTGAATCTTGCGCTGAACCTCAGCTTCTTTGATAGCTACTTCTCTTTCTTTCATTTGTATCAATGGGTCTTGTTGTTGCTGTGCTATACGTTCTTGTTCTGCTTGTGCTTGAGAGGTTGCTGTAACCCTTCTTGCAGCTTCTGCTACCAAGGTTGATAGACGTTTTTCAACATCTGCTGGTAACGGCTCACCTTCAGGTGGCAACTCTGAACCCATCTCTCTTTCTATTTCTTTTCTAAACTGCATTGTCAAATGCTC